ATATGCATCAAACAGTTTTTTTATACAAAACGTTGTCTGCATCTATGATGCCAAATACTGGGTCTGAAATTATGAGCTCATAAACGATCGTGGTTGGCGACGTAAAGTACATTACCGAATGACCGCCGCTAACCGTGATCGTGTGCTCGACACCCTCAACGGCTAATTCTTGAGCCAACTGGGTTGTGCCTGTACCGCTAGCAAACGTTTTTTCAATGGTGATCGTGTCACCAATGTCAATGATCGCTACCGTGTCGCGTTGCGCTGTAGTCAGTTTGTTTAAGTTTGTGCCTAGCGACGTGTAACGCGCCTCAGGTTCAGCCTCAAGCAAATAGTTAGCCAACGCCAACGCCGCCGCATCGTTATGCAACAACGAGTCGGTGATGCTTGTCGTTTGTATAAAATATTTTGCTTGACTGGCTAAGTCCTCTGCGACCTCTTGTGTGCCGCCTCGAATAGCGACCGCCGCACGATTAACAACCTGATCTGCCTCAAACGTGATACCTACCGAGTCGTACGGTATTTCTGTATTGTCGTCATGAAAATTTGCGACTGGTTGACTAAGTGTGTTGCCTATGCGTGGCTGAAATGTTAGGTCGCCGTCACGCGCCATAAACAACCTGCCCTGCTCTGCAACATTTATTTGATTGCAATAGTCAAGCGTGTTAGTGCCTTCCGCAACGGTAAACGCTGACGCGCCGCCAAGCGTTTGTGTGCCTGTAGAAATGTTGCGTTGCCCGATCGGAAAATCAACCTCAGGCAAATCTAAAACCGCTGTTAGTCGAGCGCTAGTCAATTCCTCTGACACGTTAAATTCTGCCATAAATGTTTGTGCTAACAAATAAAAATCGTCTGCACAATAAACCGTCACCGTGTCAAGACCGCCTAGCGCAAAGTTGTAGTCATAGTTAACAATAAAACCGTTAAACAAATATTCTTTAACGTTTGTGTTTGAGTATCGCGCTAAACGCACTCGACGCATCGGCGCTAAACCCGGTTGCGCTGTTGCTGGGTCGTAAAACGGGCTAAGCGTGTCAAACGGGTTAAAAATGCCTGTCGTGTCAAGCATGTTAAACGTCATCGTGCCGGCACTAAATTGATCGCCCACGTCACGCCTGCCACGTTTAACGTTCACGCTGTTAATGCCTGTGGTTACGTCAGCAAAATTAGTTGTGCCGTCAAGTACATATTGCGTGTTGTCGAGTACGCCTGCAACTGGGTCGTCAAGCAAAAATGCGTCTTGAATGAACCCTGTGTCAATCTCGAGTGTGTAGTTGCCTGCACCGACAACGGCTGTGCCTGCCATTACGCAACCTGTATCTGTGCTGGCCCTGCCGACCTGTTATAGGCACGAATAGCGTTAACGACCGCTTGCCCGATCTCGGCGCTGGTCGCCAAACCGCCCGTCACGTTGACGGTGACGCCGCCACCCATGCCACCCATTTTTGACAACGGCACAACCGCTTCGGGGCCGCGCTCACCGATCATCGCCAACGTAGGCGACGTCACAATGCCACCCTCAGCGAGCATTGGTATGTTCGGCACGCTGATGCCTTTGCCACCAAACCCCGGCACCCACGACGGGAAACTAAACGACAATTTGCCTACTGTGCCGTTCCACAATTTTGCTATTGCGTTAAAGATGCCTTTGTAGATGTTTAGTACGCCGTTAAAGTAACTAATCAAAAAATCTAGGCTGACGGTGACGCCTGTTTTGATTGCGTTAAATACTGTATCAACTACGGTTCGCACGATCTCAAATCGGTTGTACAGCATAACTAGCGCGGCAACAAACGCGACAATGGCGATAATAATTCCCGCTATCGGGTGTTTTGACGTAACAAAATTAAACGCCGTTTGCGCTGCCGTAGCGATTTGTGACGCGATAGTAAACGCTTTTATCGCAATGTTTGCAACAATAATCGCCGCCGAGAAACCGCCGATGACGCCTGCAATGATTAAAAACGCTGTCGTGTTTTCTTGTGCCCATGCTGCCATTGGCTCTAATAGTTCTAACAACTTTTGCAACACGGGTAGCAACGCTGCACCGATCGACTCTTTAGTTTCGTCCATGGCAATTTTCATGCCCTTCATACGGCCCTCAAATGAGTCGGCTGCGACTGTTGCCGCGCCACCAAACGAAACCGCCAACGCGCCCGTAATGTCATCAAGTGTTGACTCGGAGTCAATGACGCCTTTAAGCGACGGGTCTAACTTTGTCAGCGCTGCGGTTTGCCCGTTGGCTGCCTTGCCTAACGCCAACGTAACGGTTTCTAAATCTTTGCCTGTTGCGGCTGCAATGTCGAGCGCCGTGTTCATCAACCCTTGCGCGACCTCTACTGAGCCAGTCGAGCGCACTAAATTTGCCATTGCTGGTCTTAGTTCGTCGTCGGCTACCGCAAACGCACGCGACATACCCGAAATAAATTCCTCATTACTAGCAATCACGTCATCGGTTGCCATAGCGCTAGTACGCAATTGTTGCGCTAGTAGGTCTTGTGCTTTTTGATCTTCGACCGCTGCCTGCGTAGCAACGCCCAAACCTGCCGCCAAACCGCCGAGCGCCGCGATAGCCGGCACCATTGCTTTCTTTAACGCAAACCCTGCTTTAGCACCTGCGCCTTCAAGTTGCTTAAATTCTTTGACCGCTTTGTCAATGCCCTTGCCGTCAAACTCGCTGATAATTGGAATAGATAATGCCATTAGTTCAGTTCCTTTTGCACCGTCGCAATAGTTGTTTTAATCATTTTTAGCATTTCTGTTTCTATGCCTCGGCGCGCTTTGTAAACGGCTGGCCCGATAAGTCGAGTACGACCTGCGCTAACCGGATAGCCGGCGATACGCAAACTGTCATCTAAACGGTTAGGCGTTCTGCGACCTGCTACCTCAAAGATTGCTGCACCCTGATCTTTTTGCTCAATAAGAATTACGCCCACCGCGTTGCGTCGAGTGTCAAAACGCATCTTGACGCCGCTCTTTGCTTTGTCAACACTAAACCCTTTTATGCGTCGCCCGTCTTTGCGTTGTGTCCAATCGTTAGCAAAATTACTAATCGGCACTTTTGTGTAAACCGCTTTGCCTGCGTTAATTGCTGGTTGCGCTATCTGTGTTGCGTCGCTCTTAAAATCTTTTTGCAACTGTTTATCAATCTTGCCTAAACCGTTAATGGTTTGTTTTAGACCGACAACTTCGACCGTGCTGTTGACTGGCATCACTTACGCTCTTTGTTTATTAGTTCAATGGTTGTGTTCATGTCATCTATGTCGAATGTGATCTGCGGCGGCCAATACCCGGTAGCGACAAGTATTTGCGCTAGTCCGTAGCGGTATGAGCCGCGTTTGCTTTTGGGGTTGTCTGCTCGATGACTTCAAGATTGAGCAACGATTTGATGTAGTCGTCAAGTAATGCTGGTACGACGATGCCGTTTTGTCGTGATGCTTCGTACGCTAAAAACGCCAAATCCTCAATACCGATACCGTCGCTGATCTGTGACGCTTTGCGTTTATATTTGCGCTCCCACGCAACGATTGTCATTAGGTTTGTGGTGACAGTTTGCTCGCTGTCAGCAAACGTCAGTTTCATTGTTAATTGCATTAGTGCCCCCGATACGGCGTTGTATGTTTTTTGTTTATTGCTTTAGTTTTCAGCGGCCAATGCCGCGCGATCATGAAACCGCTTTAGTAAGTGCGCCACCGGCAAACGTCAAAGTGATTGTGCTGAGTTCGCCTAACGATGCTGAAATCGGTGTGTGCGACGCAAGGTAGCAACCAGTCAAAGTGTATTTTGGTGCGGTCGCCGCTGGTGTTGCAAGACCTGCTGCCGTTGGTGATACAACAACGTTGCAAGTAACGCCAACCAAACCGTAGATCGTTGCCTCGGTTTCAGTTGCCTCGTACGACTGAAATAGTGTCACCTCGAATGTGTTGTTTTGCAATGACGTGACGGTTGATGCACCAAACTTGCGCGCCGTGTCACCAAATGCCGTAGTTTCAAGTTGATCAAATTCGTATGTCAAAGTTGCTTCGGTTGCCTGATCGGTCAAATTGACGCTGTTGATCGTTAGCGCTGGGTTGCTTAAGTAAACGGTTGTGGCCATAGTGGTTATTCCTTTTCGTCTGTGTCTTTAGTTTTAACAGATTTTTTAGGCTGTTGCGTGGATATATGCCCCGCGTCAATTAAATGCTCAATGTTGCAACCCTCTAAATCTTTGTCGGTAATGGTGTCACCGCGTTTGAGCCCGTCGAGTCTGTTGCTGGTCACTAGGTAAGTTGTCATGTGTTTAGGCTGTCCTCGCTGCGATACCGCACGTCAAATCGTAGCACGGGTACTCTTGCCCACCGATTTCTAGTACGCCCGGTTGCCCTGATGTAATGATGATTGCTGACCCTAAAACGGTTGCTGTGATTTGCAATATTTCGCGCAACACGGGTAGCCCTGCTGGGCCGCTGCCAATAATTTTTATCGGGAAATCCATGCGGACAATGTTGCCGTTGCCTGCCGTAGTTGTAAAACTTGGTGCTTGTAGAAACACGCAATTTGGCACGATCTTTGTCGGGTCGTTGACAACGCGCAACGATGTGATAGCCGTCAGCGTTGCTGTGATGTCATCAATGCCTTCGTTTAATAAGTCGGTAAACGGTGCTGGCATCTATGCCACCGCTGGTCGATCAATGCCTAACAACTGTTTAACAATCGGCGTCAACGACTGTTGCGGTGCGCTACCCATGCCCTCAAATGACGCAAACACGTTCTCGAGTGAGCCACGCGACCGCCATAGCGCCGCGCAATACATAAGCGTGCCTAACGTGACGTCACCGCTAGGCGACGTGCTCAGACTGTCGTTGTAGCCTGCCTCGGCGCGCCTACGGCTGCAAAACTGGTTGCCTGCCGATACCGCTTGCGTAATAAGCGTGTAATCATCTGACGGGTTTGTGATCGACACGCCCAAATACG